TGAAACAACAGTTACAGTAACAGACCCAACAGCAGATAGAACTATTACATTGCCTGATGCAACTGGAACAGTATTAACAACAGGTAACTCAGACACACCAACAACCACAACATCAAGCAGTGATGCAGACTTTGTACTTATTGATGATGGTGGCACAATGAAAAAAATTACACCATCAAACTTAGGTATTGGTAGTGGTGGTGGTGGTTCTACATTTTCGGATGATATAACAGCAAAAACAGATGATGGTGCAATACTAAAATTGCAAACAAGTCACACGAGTATATCTAATAACGATGTTTTAGGTGCAATAGAATTTTCTGCTCCAGATGAATCTGATGGTGGGGATGGCACTTTACTAGCTGCTTCTATTGTTGCAGAAGCTGATGCTACTTTTAAAGCAACTGTTAATAAAACAGATTTAGTTTTTAAGCTAGGCTCTAGCGAAGCTGCTACAGAAAAAATGAGGTTAACTCACGAGGGTAATTTAACATTAACAACTGGTACTGTTGCTTTAAAATCTGAGTACTTTCAAGCTTTTAGAAGTAGTGATAGTGCAGCTCTTACAAGTTCATTTGTTATAATAGATTTTGATACAGTTACTTTAAATTCAGATAACTCAATATTTGTAGAAAGTGGTGGAGAAGTTACTATTAATAAAACAGGTATATTTAGATTTCACACAGATGTAACTGTCAGAACAGACAGTGGCAGCAGTCGTTCTGATGCTGAAATAGAAATACAGAAAAAACCAAGTGGGGGTTCATACAGTTCTGTTACAGGAACTACTGCAGTTACGTATAATAGAACTAATAACTTAGGAGACCAAACTTCAAGTATTGATTTTTTAATTAGTGTAACAAGTGGTGATACATATAAGGTTATGGTTAAACGACAAGGTGGCTCTGGGGATTTAGAAGTACAGGGGAACGGAACAAGATTTAATATTCAGGAAGTTAATTAACGATGTTTGGACATACGCCATTTAGCGAAACAGCTTTTTCTGATTTAGGTGTAATAACAATTACAACAACTCCGTTGTTTAGGCAGATTGTTTTTGTATCTCAAGAGTTGCCTAGAAAAGTATTGGTGCAAAGAAAAATAGCACACGTGGTTGTGATTCCACGACAAGATAATAGAACGATAAGTATAGACAAACAAGAAAAAAGAGAAGTTATGATAAATGAGGATGTTAAAAGAAAAACATATGTTGTTAGTAGAACACACACTGCTTCTTTACAAATACCTCAAGAACTTCCAAGACTTGTAAAAGTAGAAAGACAACAAAACAGAGTTACAACTGTGCTAGATATTGATAATAGAACAGTAATTGTTGGTCAAGACACATCACGAGTTGTAACAGTAAATCAAGAAACTTCACGAAATGTAAAGGTAATAGCATAATGGCACTTAAATTTCCAGATAAAGACCCTGACGAAAGATTAGATTACACTGTTGATTGGTCAAGATATTTAGACACACTGACTATATCAAGCGTACAGTGGACATTTATAACTCACAGTGCAACAGCACTAACTAATGGTGCGGTAACAAACTCAACATCAGTAACACTAGACGGTAACGATGGTACGATAGGTGTTGGTATGACTGTGACAGGCACAGGTATATCAGGCACAGTCACTGTTAGTGCTGTGTCCAATCAAAACAGTATAACGTTATCTTCTGCCCAAACTATAGCTAATGATGTAACTTTAACTTTTACAAGCACAGCAGGAGTTGAGTCCCCTGCTTTAAGTGCATCAAGCACCGTGAATGGTATGACAGTGCAGAGCATATCGAACACTAATACTACTGCAAGTATAGTATTAAGTGGAGGTACAGCAAATGTTGAAACGAAATTTTTATGCCAAATAACAACAAGTGTAAACTCTGCTACAAGTGCTGCTATAGTAACTAAAAGGGGTATTAATCTTAAAGTAAGGGAGAGAGTATAGTGGCATATAATTTTTTAGAACTTGTTAATTCAGTTGCAAGACGATTGAACGAACCAGAACTCACTACATCTAACTTTGCATCTGCTACAGGATTTTACGCACAAATAAAAGATTCAGTTAACGCATCTATACGGGACATTAACTTATACCATGAGTATTGGCCCTACAACCACAACAAAGAAACAATAACTTTAACTGCAGGTACAACACGCTATCCGTTGCCTGCAGATGCAAAATTTGTAGATTTTAATAATTTTAGACTTGAAAGAGATACAGATTTAAATGTG